GAATTGTTGTCTTTGTGCAGCATATTGAATTCTTGTTCCAAGTTCCGTAAATTTTCCACTAGCCATTTGAAGACTTTTTGGCATAATACGAATTGCATCTATAAAGCCTGAGTTGGCTTTGTTCATCTGAATGTACTGTGATTGTAAGGCTTTTACTCTATCTCTGCGAGCACGATTAATAATTTCTCGCTCTTGTGCAAAAGCCTTACCCAGAACACGGGTGTTGGCAGTTGCTGCTGCCATAGTATATCTGTAGTACTCACGAAGAGATAGTTTATTTTTTTCTAAAGCAGAGGTAAAGGCTAGTGTGCTTCCTGCAACTTTAACCTGGCTTGCTGAGAACTTTCCTGTGGCTCCAACAGACTGAAGCAGTTGTGCATTTAAACCTTTTTGAGCATTTGCTGCAGCCAGGTTGCCCCCAGCAAGTGTTTGATGAAACTTGCTAAGGCCTGCCTGAAGTGATCGAAGTTGTGCAAGAGCGGCAGCCGTATTAAAATTAATATTTATATTAGAGTTTACATCTGCCAATTCTTATGCACCCCCTTAATTTATTTATTTAGCGAATTAAGCAATGCTCCTGCATCAGAGTTTTGAAGTCCTGATGCTACATCGATAATTTGATAAACAGTTGGAAGGTCTAAAAGTTCTTCTAAACCCTCTTTGTTTTCTGCCAACTCTGGCTTGAATTGTTTCATTGCAATCTGTGCACAATCAACTAAGATATCCATTGACTTATCGTTATCATCTGAGGCTGCTGCAAGAAGAGCAAACTTAGCCATAAATGGTCTAAGCAGGGATAACTTTAAAGGTCTTGCTAGTATTTCTGTTCCATCCATAAGAGTAATGGTTTTGCTATTTAAAGGCTTGTCAGCCATAGTTCCTCCTTATAAGGTTTAGTTAATTATACCATAAAGCAGGCTTATTTTTGTTATTCGTAAACCTCGTAATCAAGACCCATGCCAATACCAAATCCAGCCTTTTCTGCATTTTTTCCTTGCAAAGCAAGAATGTCTTTACCTCCTGCTGCTGCTCCTTTACTAAATACTCTAGCCTTCATGTCTTCCCAAGCATCTTCTTTACCACTGGCTTTATCTAAATCAACACCTTGCATAGCAGCCAAAAATTTCTTTTGTCCATAATCTAAATCTCTTTTTACCTTTAGGGTTGCCATTATCTCTGGCATTGACATAGAAGATTCTAGTTCATCATAGTCTTTCCAAATCCCCAGCAAAAATACCTCAGCCTCTAACTCTGCTAAATCTAACTCATCCCAAGTAGAACCGCTTTCTTTTGCTTGCTCTTTTACTGGCTCTTCAGATTTTTCATTTATTTTAATTCCAGCAGAGTAATCTAATAGTTTATAGATTGTTGGCATGTCAATATTGTCCTCTAACTGTTCTTGAGTTTTTATGCTTGGATAGTATTGCCTCATTGTTATTGTTGCACACTTAGACAAATAGTTAATTGCCTCATCATCATTTTTTGATATTTTTACATTTTCAAATTCTTCTAAGAACAACTTTAGATATTTTATTTTTAATGGGGTGATATATAACTCTGTTCCATCAAAGAGTTCAATTATTGAGGTCTTGTATATTTCTGTAGGCACTATATAAGTATACCAAACAGAAAGGCCCAACCCCCTAAAGGGATGGGCCAACTGTATTATTAAGTTGTATTATGCTGATAGTGTGCGGTCTACGATCTTACCGTAAGATGCATTATCATTTGGAAGAAGACGGAATGAAACCTCAAACATTGAAGCCTCATCACGCTTTGCAGATACTGTAACGCTCTCAATTGAGAGTGCACGGTATGCAATATAAATTCTTTCCTTTGGATCTAGAGAAGAACCAGAACCTGGTCCTACTGCTACTAGACCACGCTCTAGTGGAACGTCGCCAATATCTCCAGCAGAGATCTTCATTGTTTGAAGTCCTGCTGCTGTTGATAGATCTCCTGTATCTCCTGCAATTGCGACTAGAAGATTTTCTAGTGTTGCCTCTGCGAAAGATGTATTTAGATTAACTGTCATACCTTGCTTGAATAAACGAGCAACGTCGAGAAGTTGATCTACTGCTACATCACCAAAGTCTGGTTGGAATGCGAGTTCCAAACCATTTGATGTGTATCCTATATTTGTGTAATCATTGTCAAGTGACAAAGTTTCCTTATAGGATGTTGCGGATGCTGTAAGTACTGGAAGATCTGTCGCTGCTTGGGCGTCAGTGATTGCTCCAGTTGCTGTTACGTATCCAATTGGACCGTCATCATGCGTAAATAGTGCTGCTGCACCTACGATAATGTTACTACTTGAACCACGGCTGTATGCCATATATTTCACCTCTTTCATTTTTATTAAAAGGGGGTTGTTTCCTCACACTAATTATACTACCATTTTATGCAGATATGTCTGGCCAAACAGCATGCCAGTCGTAGTCGATAATTATCTTATTCCCCGCATATGTACGGGCTGTTCCAAAGTCTACTATATCTCTAGTTTCTTCCAGTTGGTAGATCTTAAAGTTATGGAAGAACAATTCTTTAGACTCCGTGTTCCAAGCAGTTGGGTTGTCTGCTGCCCACTCATTTAGGTCTTTTGCTGAGTCATCCCCGCTATCAAGCAAGTCATTTACCTGTTGCTGAGTTACAACCATATTCCTTTGTGCGTCATTTCCTACTGAATAAAAATAATATAGAAGTTGCTCACATTTAATGTATGGGAATGGAGTCCTTCTCATTTTAAACATTCTATCGTATACTCCAAAGACACCGTTGCTCTGTGGAAATGTTTCAGTTAGTGCATCAATTTCTGTTGGAAGTGTTGGGAAAAAATATGTTGTTCCTTGAGAATCGAACCCAGGATTTATTTTTGCTGCTAAGTATGCGTTAATAATTGTAGGTGGGTGATGAATAAGAGCCATTATGCACCCATCCCTGCGTTAGCAATCCAGCGATATCCAGTTGATAGACCTTTAGACTTGCCAATTCTTTTGCCTGCTGGCATATCTTTTTTATACGCCTGTGGATTTTCAAGATATCTTGCTACTCCGCTTGTTCTTAAAAATGCTTGTGAAAAATATTTATTAAAGAACATATCAAATACTCTTTCAAAACCGCCCTCTACTTCTGTTCCTCCAGGATTCATAACCTCAACTGGACCTCTAGTAAAAACAGTCTCTCCATTGTCATCAAAGGCTAAAACCTGTGCAACCTTTGGTCTAATTGTAACAGGAATTCCGTATTCCATAATTCTTGCTTTATCATAAAATGGTGTGCGTGACCCTTCTTTGATAGATGTAGATTGACTAAAAGATGATCTAAAAGATAGTCCTAGATTGCTTGTTGTGTAAGAAATATCGTAGAGTCTTGCATTTGGGCTTCCAGTCATGGTCCACTCATAAACATGATGTAGCATCTCAGGATTAACTCTTGCATTTGAGTCTATAAATTCTTTCATTATTTCTACTGTTTCCATTCCTAGAGTTTTCAGGAATACAGTCTTTCCTCTGTGGACTCCTTCTAAAAATCCTATAGAATAGTTAACTATGTTGTTCATATCTTTTTTAAATTGATTTGAGTTAAATGTTGTTATCATACATCACCTGCTTGATTCTCTGATCTTCGAATAACTAACTTGTAAGATTCAACAACTCCAAATGGCCCAGTAAATGGCTCATAAGTTGCTACTTCAAACAATGTTCCTTTTCCAGATCTGGGCCCTGAAGTTTCCATATATATGAGGTTTCCTTCTTGGTCTTTAATGTCAGATATTAATATATTTGTTAAAGCATTTTTGCTATCTAGCAAAGAAATTCTAATGTCAGATTTTATTCTTCCCACTAAGATTGAGTTTTGTGTAATATTCACGTTTGGCTTTACTTCTTCTTTAAATGCTGACCCGCCTGAAGAAAAACTACATGCAAAAACTCTATCAAGAACCCATTGTTTTTTTATTGCTCCAAAGTCTCCTTGTTGAATTATTGGATGATAAACAGATGCTTGCATTGGAAACATAAAGTCTGGGCTTTCGCAAACTGTCATTACAGCACCCCAAGTTTTGTAATAGACTTAGTATACTTTGAAAGTATCTTGTCTACAATTATATTTCCCGTTCCTTCGAAAAGACCCTTATCAAACTGAATTCTATATTGATCTGTGTTATAAGAAGAAATAAATCTCTTGTAATAGTCTAACTTTCCGCACTCTAGATCGTGAACTAACATCTCTGTTGCTCTAACAATATCTGATGGAACTACTGTGTATCCATGCTCAACAGTTACTAGATAATCCCATGTTTTTCCAAACCCTCTGTATATAAACTGTGGGTCTAAAGAGTCTGATGATGCTGCTGGTAAAACTAGCGGAGAAGATTCTGCACGATTAATGTTGTCTGATGACTTTTCAATAATCGCTGTTTTGTCTGATGAGACCTCATACTCTCTGTCTTCTACTAACACATTGTTTTCGTATACTGCCAAAACTTTTTTTACGTCATCCCAGATTGGCAGATAGTCTGCCCCAGTTCCCGTAAAATGTAAAACTTTCTTTTTATAGTAAAATCCTTCTTTAACTATTGAATCAATAATTGCTCTTGCAATTTCTTCATTTGCTGTATATGTTGCTATGTCTGATGCTGTTGTTGCTTTTGTTGATGGTGCTACATAAGGTCTTACGATTTCATAAGTTTCATCTTTAAGAATTGTCTCTCCAACTGCCCCAAGGTTTTTAACAATTTCAACCTTATAGGATGAGTCGTAGTTTCCTGGCAAAGATATATTAAGAATGTTTCCTGATACTTTATTTAAAAATGTTAATGTTGATACTGAAAGATCCGCCATATCTGTTATATTAACAGTTATTGTTGATGATGTAATTCCCGCAGGAACTACAAAATTAACAGATATATCTGCGTATGGCGAAACTCTCAATATTTCCATCTTTAATTATCCAAAAGCCTTTTGGACTTCTTCAGGTGTAGCAATACGAACATGTGAACGAGTTAGCCACTTGTCTGCTTGCTTTTCTGTTACGATGTTGTAGCCCCTATTAAGGGTTCCAACTTCTTCCCAGCGAACACTCTTTGTTGAAAAAAGCGCTACCTTTCCTGAAAGGTTAACATCATTATTAATTGTCTTGCTTGCGCCGTCTGCTGCCATTGATCCAATAGCACCTGTTTCTGTAAAGCCTAGTGCTTGAACTGGCTCAACTGCTGCTGGTGCTTCTACCACTGCTTCAACTACAGGTTCTACTGTAGCCTCTACTACTGGTGCTTCGACATGGTCATGCTCTTCAGCATTGTCTGCTGAAAACGGATTGTTATAGTTATCATTTTCCATTGTATCCTCCTTGTTTGTATTATATCATTAAAGTATTAAGGGGGACAGGAGAGTGAACTCCCGCCCCCCATTAAAGGTACTGTTTACAGATTAATCTGAAGCAGCGTCAGCGAATGCAATTGCATCCTCTTCTTCCCATTGAATACCAAAGCGGACGAATACTGTGTATTCAATTGTGTCCTTCTTTGCTACGTACTCACGGTTTACAACGATGTCGCGTTGGAATCCCCATACACGGTTTGCAGGGAATGTCAAATCGATAAAGCCTGCTGGGTAGTAAGGAACTTCCTGAACTTCAATTCCAAGAACACGTGTTGTACGTGCTCCACCGAATGTCTGTCCAAGTCCGTCTAGATAGTTCTGACGGTTTGACTGTGTGCTTCCTGGCATACGGCCAGTGAATGCTTCTGCAACTGCATCTGCAAGGGTACCGTTATTCTTAACGATTCCTCCGAATACATCTGTACCTGCGTAGAACTTAAGATTGTTCTTAAGTGCACGGTACTTACGTGGCATTGCATTAATGATTCCCTGCATAACTTCAGGTGTCCAAGCATTATCTGCTACGGTTACAACTGACTCATGTGCTTGTCCAGCACCTGTTCCAGTCTTTTCCTTGTTAATAAAGCCATCCATGATTGACAAGAATGACCCTGTTGAACCATCACCATTGATAGCGAGATCTTCGATATCATTTGCGAATGCGTTGGTCATCAAGCGTACTAAGTGATCTTCTAGAGCGTCACCTTCTACACCATCTTCCAATGATTCTGCTGTTACTTCCCAATCAAGACGAATCTTCTTGGTAGTAAGTTCGACCTTAGAGAATGTTGCACCTGTGTTTGTGTATGTACCAATTGCTTGCGCTGCTGCACGAATTACACGCTCACCGACGTTTACCTTCTCAAGTTCCATAGAATTAGCCTTCATTGTTACACGACGGCCATCCTTTGCTAATACTGTTGCGTCCCAAACATAGTCGATAAAACGACGTGCCTGCTCAGGGCGCAAAATTCCAGAAGCCGCTGAACCACTAGGGTTAACAGCGTTTGCTCCGCTTGTAGATCCAAGGGTTGCTGTTGGAATATTTCCAAGTGTACTTGCACCTGGTGTTGCTACTCCACCAATACCACCTGATGCGAAAGCACCTTGACCCTGGTAAAGCCCTGGTGCTGTTGCACCGAGATCTCCACTTGCGCCTGGCTGGTTTTTGATTATTTCTTCTGACATATTGTCACCTCCTAGTGATTTTTTCATTT